CGCGCTTATTGTTTGTTAGGGCGCTGGATTTATATGTTTTCATTATCTTTTATTAACCTCGCTATTTCTTTTTTGTGATGTAGTATCTGCAATGATACTGATTTATTAATCTCCTTAGTTACTTTGTAGTAAACATTTGAGGTGACTATATGAATAACACAGATAAACTACTAAAACTACTTGAAGCTTTTATAGAGGCTAGTGGGTTTGATATTGAAACGATAGTTGACACAAAGCTAACGCCAATATCAAAGCAAGCAGGGGTTCATATGATAGCCACTCGCAGGTACAGCGAGCTAGAAACTATCAATGGCAATGAATACAAAAGAGGTGATGATGAATGTTATTACCTTAAGTCTAGTCTTGATGTTTACTACAAAGTAACTAAGGAGATTAATAAATCAGTATCATTGCAGATACTACATCACAAAAAAGAAATAGCGAGGTTAATAAAAGATAATGAAAACATATAAATCCAGCGCCCTAACAAACAATAAGCGCGCTGAAGTATTTCGAGAGGCTGAAAAGAATGGGGTGATCATTCAACAGTGCAGGACTAATGGAGAGGTTGTTGTTGAGTTTGTGCTACTTGCTAAAACAGTGATAACCAGTAGTGGTCGTGACGAGTTGAACTTGCCATTTTCTGATGGTGAAATTTATATTTAAGGACAAGTATTATGAAAACAATAACGCTAACAGATAAGCAGCATGAAAAGCTTGTCGATATACTTGGTAATCACACGGATGAAGGGCCACGTGATTACGGATGGGATTCTCAAGAGTTAATTGAGTTGCGTGAGGTTGTTCAGGAGTTTGTGTTAGCACCAAGGTTACAGGTTAATTGCGATTACGTTAAGCTAAAGGATGCACTAACATTAATATTCAACACCCCTGCATTAACACCTAAAGAGTATGAGCAAATAGTAAACCTAACAAGAGTTAGAGGGTGATTTATGATTTATTTTATTTTGGTTTATTTGCTTATAGGTATTTTACTAACTACCTACATGGTAAACAGAAAAGCAAAGCTTCGCAATATAGGTTTTAAAGATGAAGCTAGTGACGCAGGGTTTATGGTATTGCTTTGTTTTTCTGTCTTGTGGTTATGGGGTCTTGATTTTATATTTACAGATTAGACTTATTTAAACTTACATTCAAAGAGATTAACTGGCGTTTTTTATTGTAATGTGTATAATTAGTTTTGTGATTGGTAGCCAGTAGCCGCTCGACAGGATCGGGAAATGGCAAAGCTACAGGAAACATGGAAACACTAGTCAATGCCATTTAATACAATCACCGCACAGAGTATAGCTTTAATCTGGTAGAGCGCTCCGTTTGGGACGGAGAGGTTCAAGGTTCAAATCCTTGTATTCTGACCAAATTCAAATTAACTAACCACTTTAACGAGTGGTTTTTTCTTGCCTAAAATCTAGCTAATCCCACCACTAATAAATAGTTAATTTAACCAAGTTGGTCATTCTAACTAAATCATAGTACAATACACTCACACCTTTAACGTTGGTGAATTAGCGTTAGTTATAGTTACCATACTAGGAATATAAAATGGGATTACAAACTCTGAAAGAATTAAAGGCTGAAAACGCAGCAGCAGAAGCGCCGGCTATTGACGCACAAGTTGAAGATAAAAAGGAAATTATCAAAGACGAATACGTTGCAGCTGATGAACAAGTTAAAGCGGATGATACTGGCAGCAAGCCCGAGGATGAAGGTAAGCAAGAAGTTGAATTGGAAGACTGGCAATTGACCGAAGAAGCAGAGACTTCGGAAGATGAACAAAAAGGTGGGTTCGTACCTAATCATGAAGCAGCCAAGCGACGCAAAAAAAATCAAGCGTTACGGGGTGAAATCAAAGAGAAGGATAGCGAACTAGACGAGCTACGCAAAAAAGTTGAAGGTTACGAGTCTGGAAATAATCAAACTCAAAAGGTTACGACTGAAAAGCCAAGACCTAAGAAGGATGATTTCTGGGATCACGATGACCCTGAAGACGCATTTACAGACGCATTAGTTGACTGGAAGATTGAAAAAAACCAAGTCAAAGAAACCGCTAAAGCGAACGATACTGCGACAAAGGCCAATCAAGCTAATCAACAACAGGCATTTGCAGATACTCAAAAGAAAAACCTTGATGCTCATTACGAGAGAGCGCAAAAGTTAGTTGATGATAGTAAGGTTACTGAAGAGTCATTTAGAAATGCTGACATTTTAGTTAGACAAGCTTTAGATTCAATCAAGCCAGGTTATGGCGACATGCTAACTAATAGTCTTATCTCGACATTGAATAGTTTAGGTGACGGCAGTGAAAAAGTAATGTATCAGCTTGGAGTTAATCCGGCTAAGTTACAAGAACTACAGAGCAAGTTGATTACAGACCCTAGTGGTTTATCGGCGTCAATGTTCTTAGGTCAATTACAAGCCAAAGCCCAAACACCTAGTAAACGCAGAAGTCAGGCTCCTGCTCCGGGTAGTAAAGTTGAAGGCGAAGGCGGCAATAACGGAAACGTTAGTACGTTACAGAAGCAGTATAACAAAATTGATTCTAATGACGTACAAGCCCGTATTAGCTTTAAACGAAAAGCCAAGAAAAGCGGCACTGACACAAAAAACTGGTAACTAAACAAAAGGTAAAATTATTATGAGTACTCAAGCTGGTAAAATCGCTGAAGTGATGTTCGAGAGTGTATTAGATACATACGAAGATCAAACTATGTTAGTTGACAAAACACAGGTGTTTACGCCTGAGTCATCTACTATGCAAAACGCAGGTAATGTCATTTGGCGTCCTGTTGAGCAACACGCGCCGATCATTGAAGGTTTCGACCTTACTGGTCAAGAACAGGGTATTATCGAAGAGACTTACCCGGCATTCCTTGGCACCCCGAAAAATGATTTTGTATCTCAGCGTATTGATGATTTACGAGACATGGAATTCTGGGAGCGCCGCGGTAAAGTTGCAGGTCGTCAACAAGCAACCGAGCTTAACAAGAATATTGCGCAACTAGTTAATACTAGTGGTTCAATGTATTACGAATCAAACGCAACATCAGGATATGACTTTATTTCAGAAGGTCAGGCGTTAATGAATGAGCGTCAAGGTTTACAAACTGACCGTTGTTATATTCTGAATGACCGTTCAACTAAGAAATTCGGCACAGACTTGGCGGCGCGTCAAACGCTTCAAGGTCGCCCTGCTGACACGTGGACTACTGGTCAAATTGGCTCTAATGTTGCTGAGTTTGATGTTTATACTGGTTCATTCTTGCCACAAGTTGCGGCTTCATCTGGTTCCACTGCTGTTACATCTACATTTAGCGGCAAGCCTGAAGGTGGTGACGTTTCTGCTTCATTTATCGTGACTAACGTTGATTACCGTACTGCTGACATTGCAGTTACAGCCTCAGCAGGTTTTGCTATTGGTGATAAAGTTACATTTAGTAATGTTAACGCTGTTGGCCTTGCTGATAAAACTGATACGGGTATCTTGATGACGTTTACAGTGGTAGCAATTCCTAACGGCACTTCAGTAACTATCTTTCCTAAGCCTATCGCTTTAGATGATGCTGCTTTAAGTGTTACGGAAAAAGCTTACGCTAACGTTAATACTCAAATCGTTTCAGCGGCTACTATGGACGCGGTTAACCTAACAGGTGGTCGTTCTAACTTGTTCTATGATAATGATGCCATTGAAGTATTGGGCGGTGACGTGCCGATGTCGTTAATGGGTGAATTTGATGGGATGAAAGTTATCTCTGAAACCATGAGCAACGGACTGAACATGTACATGGTGTATGATGCACGATTAGATGACTTACGTCTTCGTTATCGTTTATTTACTTGGTACGGTCTTACTGCCCGCGACCCAAGTAGAATGGGCGTCTCAGTGGCTATCTAGCATTTGCTGATTGATTGAATAGGGCTTACTGTAATGGTAAGCCCTTTTTTAATTAATGATTTCTATTTTTGTTGTACTCCCTATTTAACCATGTTTTAAGCCTATGACAGTTAGAGCAAAGAGTTTGTAAATTCTCTTTTTTATCGTTGCTTTTATCTCCATCAATATGATCAACATCTAACTGGCATAAATGTTCAGGAACAAAGCCGCATTTATCACACAATTCTTTTTTGTGGTCTATATTTCTATATTCGCCAGTTCTATATTTCTTTTTCTTACAAGATGAACAAAGTTTTCTGTATTTTCTTTTGCCATCAACCCTAAAGCCATTAGGCGTACATAAATTTCCGCAGGAACAAATAGGTCTATCAGCATCAAGTAACATTATTATTCTCCGATTTATCTACTTTCTTTTTATTTAATCGCCATTGTTTCAACCTGCAATACGGTGAGCATACTTTTGCATCATTACGCACAGGTACTATCTTCTTGCATACAGGGCAGTCTATTAGTTTAGTCATATTACCTCTTAACCTTAGCCTTACATTGCATATGAGAATTTAAGATAGTCTTTTTTGCTTACTTTTATGTAACCAATTCCCGAGTATGAATCACCGCCATAACCACCGTTTTCATGTTCGTCTATAAAGTAGCACCCGACAGTGTCATCATTAATACTAGACTCATTAGACCCTTCGGAATGCCTAGTAAACCCCAAAACAAGATCGGCTTCACAGTCACTAAGAATATCGTTAACCTCGACAACGAACTCTTTACTAAATCTCTTGTTGAGTTTTATTAGCGTTCTAGTCGACTTTCTTATATCGCAAATATCCCACGGGCACATAAAATCAACATCCCAAGGGAATATATTAAACGGCAAGTATGAATCTTTATCTGGGTTAGGTGTAACACTCTCTATAAGTTGCTTTGCTTTTTTGTTATTCATTACTTCTCTCCATTAATTAATTAACTCAAGTGTAACGTATATCCGTTTCAAGTCAACCATATTATTAATTAATGGCAATCAATGTTAAAATGTATAAAACTATATAAGGAAAATATCATGTCATGTATTTTATATAAATTTGTAGACGGTGAAGCGGTTAAAGAAATGGTCAAGGCTGTCGATGTAGCCCATCTTTTAAATAATGGTTATTCGGCAACTCCTGAGCAGTTAGTAAAGCGTAAAGAGGTTGATACCAATAACACTGGTAAGATATCTGATGCTGAAGTTAAAGCGGCAGCAGTAAAGGCCGGTATAAAGGTTGGTAGAAAATCAATTAAAACACTTAAAAAAGAGTTAGGGATTTAAGATGCCAAAAACTAAAGCTGAGCATACTTCAAGAGCGTTTAGATATTTACGGATATCTGGTTTAACTACTGTGCCATCTCCAGGTGAGCAAACTGACGCGCTAGAAACACTTGAAGATATGATGCACGAATTCAAATCACGGAATATATGCTCATCTTATGTTTTTGAGGATGACATTGATCCGAACACTAGCTCGGGAATAGCTGACGCGTATAACAATGCAGTTGCATCATGCTTGTCTTTAAGGTTAGCGCCTGAATTCGGTATCACTATAAACCCAGAAATTAGAGCTATGGCAACATCAGGGCTATCAAACTGGTCTGCTAGAACCGGCAAGACTAACATGATTAATCCACCTAATAGACAGCCTAGAGGGTCAGGCAATACATATAGATTCCCTAACTGGATTAGGTTCTATCGCTTTGAGAATAACGCGCCTATATCTTGTGATACATTCAACTTAAAAGTTGATGAGATTAATTTCTTCTTAGTAGATTTTGGCGATTACTTAGGGAGCGGCGAAACGATAGTCAGCTTTACTACTGAAGTACAAAACGGTATCGAGCTAATTAACATAGCTCAAGATGTAGATAAGTTTAACTTAGAGTGTAAAGGTAAGTCTGCCGGTTATAGCTATATAACTCTAACAATAACAACGTCACTTGGTCGCGTGAACCCGCAACGTGTTAACTTTTCTATAACGCAATAGTATGTTAAAATAAATTGGTCTGTTGTGAAGGGCAGACATTTTGGGTCGCGGCTCATTCCTTCACTAACTACCTTCCTTCACTTTTTTAAAATAGCCTTCACACTTATGGAGGCTTTTTTATGCCCTTTCAACAGTTTCAGCTTACTAAGTCGATAAATCAATCTCGCGGTATTTTTGATAAATACATCTACCATCCGAATAATAATGACTTAATAACAACTATATTAGGGTTAGGTTACTTTGACGACTCTAGGTATATTGACGATCCTGATTGGATTGGAAGTATCATGGAGATAAGTGCATCGGATGGCTATGCCATAGCAAGAATAGTTAATGGTGGATCTGTTGTTTTGTATGACAGCACTAGTGATGCTTTAACGCCAGAACAGGAAGCGACACTGAGCCACTTTAGGTATGACGAGCCAACTAACATGTTGGTAGCTGACAGGTCGATACAAACAATATTAAGCTCATTACTATTAGGTGATGCGTTTAGATTATCTGCCGGAGCTGACCAAGTTATTACCACAAACCTATTAACTAATGTTGATGGTTTTACTCCAAGTACTGGAATTAAAGATCAATCAATTATTGCTAACCAAGACGCTACCGGCTTAATCCCACTATCAACTCCATTACTAGGTGATGATTTAGTATTCCTTGAGGCCAATGGACCCGAAGATACTTCCGGCGCTGTAGGCTATGAAGGAGTTAATATAGTCCCTGAGAATGTCGCATCATTCGGTATAAAGTTTACCTTTGAAGAGCCAATAGTTGCCGATGACTTCTTATTTTATGAAATATTCGCAGGTACAGATGACAGCGCCCCATTAATTTATCAGCAAACAAGAAGTAATCTAGCGCTAGCTTCAGGAGCTACTTTTGATTGGTTCTTTAACAATCCGTTATTCGGCACTGATGGCTTACAAATATACACTCGCTTAACAATAGCAAAAGGCAGTCAAGATGCAGCCAGAACCATTTTACAGGTTAGGCGCTCGTCAACTATGCCAACACGCCATTGGGTAGAGTCAAAATTCAGGTCGTGGGATAACGCCGAACTATTACTTAACGGCGGCCTAGACCAGAAACAAATAATTTATGTGTCAAAAGCCGGTGACGATTTAGACGCTGGTTTAAATGCTAACACGCCAAAATTAACAATAGGCGCAGCTATAACGGACGCCTTATTATTAATACCTGCCGTAGATAATCAAATCACAATAGAAGTTATTGATACAGGCACATACATTGAAACCTATGAACTGCCAGAGTGGGTACACATTAACGCACTTAACGCAGGAAATAACGGGCGTATTACTGTTAACGATAACACTATAATTAGATTTAGACGTTTACAAAACTCCACAGCAACTCAACCCGTAGTAAGGAAAACCGACGGTACAGGCTTTGCTAGAATCACTTGTGACCTAATGATTGTTGCGGGATCAACTCAAGAGGGTTTACTAGTTAATATGGGGCTTGCTCATCTTGACGCCGGTGTTGTTGATATAGATGCGGGTGTCGGTATCAAAGCCAAGAATGGCGCTAGATTATCGTTTATTGTACCTGAGCTTTTAATGAAAAATGGCGCTTTAGGTTTAGGCACAAGAACAGCGGGCGGCGACCCTAACTTTAGTTCGGGTATTTTATCTTATGCGGT